TTTCTCTCGAACACGACAAGGACATGCCGTAAGGCATACCTTGAATGTGTCGGGAGGGACCAAAGATATGAAGGTAGAAAACCTTTCTACCCGTGGTACCGACCCGAATACCGCGCCCAGAACCACCCCCCATCCCGCCTTTGGCAGGAGGGAGAGGAACGGTTCCGCAAGGAGTTCTATGGCTAGATCTCCTTGCAGGGAAGGCGACAGTAATAGGGGGGGGTTGCCCCCCCCCCGCACATTGTTGTCTACAGCTGCACAGTCTGTGTTAACTGTGATGGGATCAGGTCCTCGTGCCCGGTTGGTTGCCGGGATCGAGGCCTTAACCTTGGCATTAGCAACATCTGACTCTTCTGGAAAGAATTATATGCCTGCTGCCCGTAGGGCGTGCAGTCATATTGCTTTCCGTGCGTCGCACGAAGGCGTGGAGCTCGCTCTCACTGTTATGGGAGAGTGGGCCTCACGTGCTCGTACGATGCATCTTAATGGGGTCACTAATGTCTCGGCTATCCCTCCGTTGCGATTCTTGAGTGGGGAGGCCCGCTCTAGACCAGGTGAGCTGCTTGCGCAGTTCTCCTATCTAAAGCGTGCCCTCCCCTCTGCGTCTGATAGAAAGGTGAGAACCTCTCTATTAGAACATAAGAATCGCTTGTTAGACCCGCTCAAAACCCCTGTTCCTCTTTTGCAAGAGTTCCAGCGGTTCTGTGAGAGATGGGCTCGGTTTCACCTTCCGGGTGAACCGGTCCCTTTCTCTGTTGCGGGACTAAGCGCTTCGGCGTGTGTCACCCATTCCGTGAGGAAGGGGGGGCACATTTCGCGCGCGAGGGAGATCCTCGAGGAACTGCCTGCACCAGTCCCACCAATTCGGCCCCCAGGCCTGCTTCCGCAGGAATGGTGGTCCAGTTGGTCTCGTGAGAGATTGCTCTCTCACTGTCGGACTTTGTACAGTTCAGTTCCCCGCACCTTACCTAAAGCGGTGGCGGTCGTCATTCGCGAACGGGGCCTTAAGGCCCGTATCGTGACGAAGATCGACACCGAGTCCTGCCTATTGGGCCATCAAGCTCGCTTGAGGCTCAAGTTGGGTCTGAGGAGGACTACGGAAACTTCCGCAATCCTCCATGGGGATCATCATGAGTTCCTAGGAGCCTTTCGGGGCTCCCGGGGCTGGATGCTCTCTTCAGACCTAACGGCTGCTTCGGACCTAATTCCACTTGACCTTGTTGGGTCGGGTGTTATAGGGCTCGAGCAGTCTGGTAGGTTCTTACCCGATGAGATTCTGGGGCTCCGCATTTGCGGAGGCCCTTATGATGTCTCATGGGGTTCTTTAGGTTCAGGTGTATCACAGTGTGGTATTTTGATGGGCGCCCCACCTACGTGGGGGCTCCTTTGTCTCGTTCACCTCTTCTGGCTAGAAGCGGCGCGCGAGGCTTCTCGTCAGCTGGTCCCTGCTCGGATCTGTGGAGACGACTTAGTCGCCTCTATGGATCCAAAGCAGAGATCAGCTTATGAGGAGAGGTTGTCCGCTTGCCACGGACTCCTCTCAAAAGGAAAACACGCCTATCATCGTACCCATGGGGTGTTCTTAGAACAATTGTTTATAGCAGATCGTGTAATCGTACCAATTAAGCTCGTAACTACCTGCAACCTAACGGTTGTAGGTGACTTCACTTATATGGTCGATGAAATTGAAAACCTCCACCTACTTCGTACACTGCCTCTACG